GAGATGACGTGTGAGTCGTGAATTTGAAACTTCTTCTTCTTGTAAAACTCTCTGGCTCTCTCGTGAGCGCCCCTTTCAGAGTTAGCGTTGACTCTGACACGTCTGTTTACTAGATCGTCTCTCTTCGAGAGAACCTGATGATTTGGATCTGAGACGACTACGTTAACCGTGTATTTCTTAGAATGAGACATTTTTTCTTCGATTTTTTCTTCTTTGATTTGAACTAAGTGTTTACCCAGAAAACTCACGGGTCTTTCTTTTCCGTCAAGCTTGACGATATGATGAAGACCCTTGGAATTAGAGAACGTTATCGTTCCCTTACGCGAATGATACTCGTCACCTGGAAATTTCACGACGACTCTGTTGCCGACTCTATTTGGAGACTGGTCTAGAGTTCCCTTGATCGGATCAGCCCTGTACATACCCAAGGCTTCGTTTAGACTTTCTTCTTTTAGATTATCTTTATGAATTCCCCAAAGAGCTATTTTATGTCTTGGTCCACTGACGTGAGAATTTTCTTTTCCATTGTTATAGTTGTAAATTACTTTTTTCTTAGCTATTCTCAAGTCATGATGATTTTCTACTTGAGCGTGTTTTCTAGCCCCTTCATAATCGTAGTCGAAGTACTTTATATGTCCTTCTGGGCTTCTAGCGAAAACTGTTCCCAACATATTTTCCCATACTAATGGTTTATGATTTTGAGTTAATGATTTACTTTTAACGCCTCCATGGAAAGGACCATGGAAATTACTTTCGTTCAATTTTTTGTCGTTCTCTGAAGCTCTTTGAAACTTTTTCTCTCCGTACTTCTTTCGTCCGATGTAGGCCGCCAGTGCTCCGGGATTTTTTACGCCCTTTCTTGCCAGTTCTGACTTAAGCTTTCCGAACCCGACGTACTTCTCGTCAAGAATTCCGTCAGAAGCCTCTACCTTCTTGATCTCAGAATCAAATTCTACTTTAGTCTTTTTCTTCGTCTTTTTATTCTTCTTATTCTTTACTTTGTCTTGCATTTTCTCTTCTCTCTGAGTATCTTTTGAATGATCGAAGTCGTCGTCGACTCTCTGATGGATTTAGTCGCGACGTCCGCGTCTATCTCTCTAGCCTTTCCTCCGGCCACGAACGAGTTGACTCTGTTGTAGGCGTTCTCTAGTCTAGGTATCTTCTTTCCGTTCTCTTCTAGACCTCTTCTGAAGACTTCAACGAGAGTTTCCAGCTCGATTCCAGACTTCGTTGACTTAAGACGAAGCGCTTCGAGGTCCTCTAGCCTAACCTGACTCTTTTTCGAGAGCATGTCGGCAAAGACGGAGTCGAATATCCTCTGGTCAGAGAGGACTATCTTGAGTATTAATTTGAGGGAAGAGATGATCTTGGGATAGTACAAGTTATCGTACTGACTCGACGAAGTTCCAGAGAGTACGTCTTCTATAGCTTTCTTGTATAGGAAGTCTTGATCTCTTGACGGAGAGAGTCCAGCTCTGACTAACCTATCGATCTTAGACTCTGGTAAGGCCGGCGACGCCCGCAAAGGTCTACTGAGGTTCGTGCTCTTCATACGGATTTTCCCTTGGGTTTTCCGTGGGCGTCGCCGAATACCTTAGCATCGGCGACCATGTGTCGTCGTACTATTTATGATAATTGAGTTTTAGACTCTTTCTGGAATTCCTTCTATTACTCTAAAGATGTGAAATGTAACGTTCGAGTAGTTCTTTGATATTTTTCTGACGGCTCTTAAGTTTTTGAGAGCGTCGTCGTAAAAGAAGACTTCGTCATATCCTTCAGAGTCGATCAAGTTTGAGATAATCTGAGCCTTTCCTTCTGGAAGATGAGTGAAGTTTCCAACTCTGTAAACTTTCGTCTCGATAAAGTCGATTCCAACCGATTTCAGAGCTCTTCCAAACTCGTGCTTGTCGTCCATGTCAGCTCTCGCCGTGATAATAACGGTCTTGTGTCCAGACTCGATGGCTTCTTTATACTCTTGAATTACGAGTCTGATTGGTTTTACCGATCTAGCGAATCTAAAGGACGAGTTGAATTCGTCTAAGTCATAGTACTGATTTTCTTTAAGCTTGTGCGAGTTAATCTGATAAGTTTCTAAGACTCTTACGACTTTATCGTTCTCGTTCCTGACTCTGATTCGAGCTCTAGAAGGGCCATCGTGCCAGACTAAAGTGTCATCTAGGTCGAACGCGTAGAGTTTCTTCGTCATGAGAACTTCTTGAACTTATTCTTTCTTCCGTTCATGAATGGAACTTCTTCGTCTCTCTCGGAGAACTTAGTGTCGTCAAACGTTGGTTTTGTCTGAGCTTCGACTCTCTGAGGGACGTCATAGATCTTCATCTTAGACCGATCGACACCCACGACGAATTTTCTGTCGATGTTGATGTCTGAGAACCTATTCTTTAGCTGTTTGCAGAGTATCTCTGATGGAATCTCGCCAGCCATGAGAGCCAACAAGAAGTCAACTGTCTGTGGAAGTCCGATAGACTCTGAGGTAGAAGTGATGTCCATGTCACCGTTTCCGTATCCAGACCTATTAGCCTGAGTGGCAGAAATCAGAGCGACGTTGTATTCTACGGCGAGTCCTCGAAATTCTTCTGTAATCGACTTCACGAGCGAGTAAGTACCAGAAGCATTTCCGGGCTTGATTCTAGAAGACGCACAGATATTGATGTAGTCGACGTAGATCACGTCCGGAACGAAGTTCTTCTTAAGTCTAAGCTCGTTCAAGAGAAATCTAAAGTGACCGACGTGTGCCGATCCCGTTGGATACTCTTTGATCACGAGTTTTCCAACGGTTCTAGACTTAAGCTTTGCGATCTTTCTGTCATAAACGTCCTTGGGCATTTGTACCAGCATGTCTAAAGGAACGTCCATGAGGTTAGCTTCGACTCTCTTCGAGATTTCTTCTTCTGACATCTCGGCAGTGATGTACAAGACGTTTTTTCCGTCCAAGAGATTATTAGATGCACAGTTCGTCATCGTCAGAGTCTTACCCAGACCAGTCTCTGACATGAAGACATACATAGCTTTTCTCTGAGCACCCCCTTTTGTGATCTCGTCTAACTTCTTGATACCAAACGCAATCTTTTGTTCTTTACGATGATAGTAGTCGAATCTGTTGTCTGACATTTCTAGAAAGTCGTGACCGATGTTAGTATCGAACGAAACTGCCAGAGCGTCCGAAAGCATCTTGGGAATGTTTCCACGTTCTTCTTTCTCTGACTCTATAACCTTAATAGAGCGATAGACCGCGTTAAAGATGGCTTGGTCTTGACAGAATTTTTCCGTGACGTCTATGAGCCATTCTTCAGATGGTTTATCTTTTTTCTTTAAAGAAGAGACTATATCAGTAGTCTCATTATACAAGTCTTGATTAACACCCTTCTTCTGAGAAAGTTCTACTAAAACTGCATCGATAGTAGGTACACTTCCGTACTTCTCAAAGTACGAAGTTATGGTCTCATAAACTAGTCTCTCTGATTTCTCTTGAAAGTATTCTGCTTTAACGAATGGCAACGCTTTTCTAGCGTAAGACTCGTCGTGAATGACGAATGACAATATCGTACTTTCTATTCTTCCATCCATGATCTACTCCTGTCTATTGATATAATATAGGTTGACAGGAAGTCATTCTAACTCAGTTTTCTTCTTTCTTTTTGACGTCTTCTCGTCAGATTCACTTAGAACTTCGTCAATAGTTTCTTCGTCAACGTCGTCGAGAGATCCATACGTAAATTCTTTGTTGCAGAATTTTTCGAGTGCGTCCATGACGTCTGGCGTGTAGTACTTTTCTGGGTTCTTCAGGATACTTCCTTCCATTCCATCCACGCCATTGATGAAGACATACTTCTTTCCGACTTTCTTGGCTATTTCAGCTTTTTCGGCGAGCGGAAGTAGACCAAAATATCTATCGAGTCCCTTGTCATACGTGACGAGAACTTTGACTTTCTTGTTCTCTTTAGAGAGTCGAGCTTTGTACATGGTCACGGTGATGATGTTGCCGATAACGTCAGTACCATCTCGCTCCTTACTCTTAGAAAGTAGAGCGATCGTCGAGGCGGCATACTTCACACCAGTTCCACCAGCGAGTTCTTGCATTGGGACGTAGCTTCCGATAACTGAGTACGTGTGTTGGCTTAATAACATCGGAATTTGAAGTCTGGCAAGCTTTAGTGTGATCGTTCTAAACGTCGACTTGATTTGTGCTTGCTGAGTCATGTCTTTCTTATCAGAACCAGCCAGAGAGTCTTCCATTTCTTTCGTAGTAGATAACATTCCGAGAGAGTCGAGAACGATCATCAGTCTGGTTCTCTTTTCTGTTGGAATTTCTTTGTACTTCTCTAGAACGTTCAACACTTTCTGTTTAAACTTCTGAATAGTATCTACTTCTGCGATCATCACCCTAGACGTGTCGATCTTTCTGTCAGACATCATCTTCTTAGTGACGGCAGCTTCAGTATCGAAGTAAAGTACGCCAGCGTCCGGGTACTTGTCTAGAAATTCTTTGACGACTCCAAGCATGAAGAACGTCTTACCAGTGGCTGACGGGCCACCGAATCCAGTGATCTTGTTATCTTGAATTCCCTGATACATCGAACCAGAGAACAAAGCGTTCAGTGCGTAAGAACCAGTGTCTATGCATTCTGAGAACTCTGCGGCCGAGAGTCCATCTTCTAACATCGTCGTGTCTTCGTCTTTGATAGACGCCGCAAAACTTTTGAAATCCATGTTCAACTCACTTTCTATCTACATACATTAAATTCAATCCATTCATCGATTTAAGGTAACTCCACTGCTTTTCGTATTTCTTTTCATCGTACTCTTTGAAGACACACTTTAGAAATTTTTCAAATTCTTCGTCAGATTTCTTTCGTTCTTCTGATCTTAACTTTTCGACCTCACAGAGAGTCATAGATTTCAAAACTTCAAGCAGTCTTTCTGGAGACGTATCTGTCCATCCACGATGGTCCTGATCTCGAAGGCTGCGTCGAAGTGTCTCGATTTGGGAGATCAGGTCGAGTATCGTTCCTAGAATTCTCAGTCTCTTGTCTATGTTCATTCGTTTTACTCATGGTGAAGACGTCAGATGGATCTAGCATTATCCGATCGTCGATAGTTTCGGTGTTTTTCTTACTCTTCATTAATCCAGAATTGGCTGCGATGAGCAAGATGATCGCAGTCGGATCGAAAATTCCAACTATAATTACGATGACTAACCTCACGGCTTTGTCTAATACTACTCCGTCTGACGAGCCGTAAATTATCTCTGCTACGTATTTAATGGGACCGACGTCAGCTTCAAGCTTCGTCGTCTCTAATTTTAGCTTAATTTTTTTCTGAGAATTTTCAGCGAGTCTTAACTCTAGTTCTTCTTTCTTAGAAACGATAAGACTTCTCTCTTTCTTCTGGTCGTCAAGAATTCTCAAAGCACTCGTCGACTTTCCAGAATCGATCATCTTTTGAATCGAGTCATCGATAAACGATATTCTTTTTTTAAGATCTGCTATCTGAATATTCAGTGTTTCAGATGTCGTTTCTAACTCGACCATTCTTCCGGCATCTGCAGTCTCTAGAGCAATTCTCGATTCGATATGACTCTTCGATAAGAATCCGAAAATACCCATGGATGATAGTGAGACGAGAACTAGAATCGCTCCGATCAAGTACGTTCTAAGAAACCATCCAGTCGTCTTCCACTGACGATATAGCCAAGAAGCTGCCACTACTTTCGCGAGTTCCAGTGTACCAGCCATGACGACGATAGGAATGACTGCGCCCGGAAAGATCGCAGTCATTCCTACTATGGAGTAATATGCTGAGACTCCAGATAGAGCCAGTGCGGTGAACAGCGCGACGTAATTTATCAAAAACCCTTCTCTCTCATTTCATTTCCGAGATTCTGAATCGCCATAACGACGTCGATCATCTCTCTCCTGACCCATTCGGCGTTCGTCTCGATATTGTTTGTATTCACCGGATCAGTCGAATCCCATCCGAATCGCATCGTCTTTCCAAGAGCGGCGATCAACTCTCCACACTCTTCAAAGACTTTATCTACTGCGTGATCCAGTCCAGGTCTCATGAATCTAGGGTCTGTCATTTAGTCACCTCTTTAATCATCTGAACGAACTGATCGATCTTCTCAGTTCTGTTTGGCCAGTATATGTAAGACTTATCTGGATGCTCTTTGAGTTTGTTAAGGAATGGAACTATCATTCCTACTAGTTTAACGAGCTTGTCTTGAGACGCACTAAGATTCTCGGTCGTAGTAGTAACCTGAGTCTTTAACTCGTTCTCTGTTTTCTTAAGCTCTTCCTCGGACATAGCCGAGAAACCAAAGTCAAAGTTATCCATAACAAACACTTCCTACTCCAGTAAATCCTATCGCTCTAGCTGCACCTCTCGAAAGGTCTAAATCCCTACCTTTAACGAACGGCCCGCGATCGTTAATCCTCACGTTTACGGAAAGACCAGTTCTTGGATTAGTTACGTTGATCACGGTTCCGAACGGTAAAGTCTTATGAGCGGCAGTGTGTCCATCCGGATTAAATCTTTCTCCACTCGCCGTCATTCTTCCTTGATGATACCACGAAGCTCTAACACAACTAGCATGACTCTCAGTCGTAAACGTAACGAATAATATCGCTAACCACAGAATTAAATTTCTCATGTACCCTCTTTGAGTTATTACTTGAGAAATTATTTACTGAAGTTCAAACGTTTTCCTTCTCTCGACCGACCAACCCATTGAAGAAACTACGTTCTGAATTGGAATCAAGAATGTTTTCTCGAACATCTGTTCGTAATCGATGTACTCTTCGAGTTTGAATTCCTTAGGTAACTCTGTTACGCACGCGATGACGTGAGACTTTACCGGATTCGGTTTTTTCAAGTAGGCGAACTTGATCTTAGAAGCGTTCTTAATAGTCTCAAACTTGTTAGTCAGATTATACTTCTTTAGATTCTCGTTGTACACTCCAGCAGCTCGTACTGCGATAGGAATCTTGTCCTTAAAACTTCCATCTGAGAGAATGTAAGTGTCCATACCATTCACTGATCTTGGCGAGGCCATCTTTTCAAATGGAAGAGTTTTATACTCTCTCTTGAACTTCTCTACGAATTTTTGAAGAGCACTCTCGTCGTCGTTCAAAGCGATCGTCATAGCGTCTTTGATCTTCTCTCTACATATTCTAGGCGTTGACGACCTAACGGCTTCGATTCCCATAGCCTTGAGTTTGGGTGGATCACACTTAACACCTTCCTTGTCCAGGATGTTCGCTACGTACATTTTTCTAGCTCTAAAGATCATCTTATCAGCGATGATCTCTCTGTTCATTCTCATTCTTTGAACTCGAACGTTCATGATCTTTCCGAGTCTGTCAAGCGCTTTTGCGACTGCAGGCTCGACGATTCGTTTAGACACTTTGTCTATGAAATCTACTATCTCGTACTTATTCTTCTTACCTTTGATTCCTGCGATCTCGACGATCTTGTCGTACGAGATATAAAGAGAGTCGGTATCGATCGCTATCACGTAATCGACATCTTTCGTACTCGCGATCTTGTTCATCACCTTGTTCACAGCTTTCTCTGCCCATCTGATCGAGAGTTGTCCAGATAAAGTCGTAGCTCGCGCTAAGTCAATATCATAGAATCGAAACCACCTATTAGCCAAGGCTCCATAACCAGAGTTTAACAGGACTTTGAGTGCACCCTGAATGTTATCGTACTTGAACGATAGTTCCTCGTTCTTCTCTTCCTTTGCTAGTTTTTTATACTTATTTCGTTCGCGAAAAAAGTGATCCATTAGTGATGGAAGAAATCCTTCCTTATTCTTGTCGAACATACATCCAGATCCAGACACGATGAAATCACTGCCAGGGCTGAGACACTTTTCGAAATCTATTACCTCTTCATAACCATTAAATGTTTCAAGATACCCGATCTTGGTCTCTGGGGAAATATTATATGAGATAATGCCAGAAGGATACTCCGAGACCATGTCTAAAGACTTAACGTGTTCATACATTCCTGGAATCACGTCCTTGACGTATCCTCCTTGAAGTCTTCCACCATCCTTTCCTTGAACGTGAGGTTCGACGGCAATTTTCTTTGTCATGAGATAATTGACGCAGAGCGTATCCCAGAGTTTAACCGTCCCAAGTGGAGCTAGAAAATCAGTCTTTGCTAAGTACGCGATCGTTACACATTGATTAATGTATCCAAGCTTTTTTTCCAGTCGGTCAACGATCTTAACGTCGTGAATGCCATATTCGACGAACTTATCGTAGTTCTTAAGATAAAACTGATCTATACTTCCGTATTCAGAGTAGTCAACTTTCTTGTCTTCGAGTTCGACTTCGGCTATGTGATCGAGTGTATACATCTCTCTCTGCTGAAGACAAAACTTCATGTAAAGATCCATGTAATCGATGATCGTCACTCCCTTGATGTCGAAAACGTATTCTTCGATACCTTCGACAGACCATTTTGTGTTTCGAACTACTCTCTTAGCTTCGATATCAAGCCACGGAGACAATCTTTCTGTCTGTGCTTCACCGATCGTCTTAACCATTCTGTTGATCAAGTACTTCACGTCAAAGTATAGTACGTTCCAACCGGTAATGATGTCTGGAACCCATTCATCAGAAGATATTAGGTCGACGAATCTTACCAACAGTTCTTTCTCAGATCCTAACATCTCGTATTCGATATCTGGAAACCGTCCTCCGTTCTCCCAAGGTTTGGTACCAAGAACTAGACCTCGTCCGTTCTTGTAAAGCTGGATCAACGTGATCTCTTTTTCGGCTAAGTTTGGATCTGGAAACCCGTCATCAGATCTAACTTCGATATCGAGTCCTACTACTGACAAGTGTTTGAAGTCATAGTCGATCTCTCCATAGAATTCTTCGGAGATCCACTGAGACTTAAAGTCATTAGTTCCATACACTCTCTTTCCATCGATTTTCCAAGACCCAGAGTCTTCTTTACAGTACTCGTTATAATAGTTTCGAGCATCTTTAATAGACGAAAAATTCTTCTTTTCAAGTCTTTCACCGTCTAGAGAAGAGTATTCTCCATCTGTCTTAGGAACGAATAAGTAAGGTTCGTAGTAAAACTTCTTAACTTCTCTCTTTCCATCAAGATAAGTGATAGCTCTCAGAACGTTTCCTTTAACGTCTACTGTACCATACTGATATTTCTTCAAGTAAAACACTCCTATAACGCATTCGTTACTATAACAATACTTTATCTTGAAGTAAACGTAGATACAAAAAAGGCTCTGAGTCTTTTTGACTCAGAGCCTTTACTTTAAGAATTTGAAATTTTACTTGATGTCGATCTTCTTCTTAGTCTGGTCAACGGCGACCACGTCGTAAAATATTCGAAGAAGTCCGTTGATGAAGTCGGCGTTTTTGATTTCAACTTTATCGTTAAGAGTAAAAGAACGCTTGAATGCTCTCGAAGCGATTCCCTTATAGACGTACGAGTCTTTCTCGTCGGTTTCTTCAGATCGAATCTTAGCTTCGATCGTTAGAATCGAACCGTCAAGATTGACCTCAACGTCCTGCTTACCAAATCCAGCCAAAGCGACTTCGATGACGTACTTATTATCGTCAATCTTTCGAACGTTGACCGGAGGATAAGTAGCGCCAATCGATTGAGAAACGGCATCGTACCAACCATTATCGAACGTTTCGAACCCAAGAAAGAATGGTGACTTGTTTCCGAAAATAGAATCGAAAAGCCTCGGAATAGTCGTATTTACTATCTGATTCATTTTTTTTCTCCTTAAAGCGAGTTAAAATTAAGAGATCCGAATGGCATCTCTAAGTCATTATATAGTTATTCGTAGTCAAAAGTACACTAAATAGTAATAATATTTTATGGAGAAACCGAATGTTGGCCTTTTTAACGACACCTTTAGCTAAGTATATCGGACTAGCACTAGTAGCGACGTTCATCGCTACTTTAGCTGGTAGTATAGTATGGACTTATGACAGAACTATCAAGAATGAAGCTAAATTAGAAGCTACGAATGCGACTCTCACTCAAATTATCGAAAACCAAAAGAAGTTTGAGGAAGACACGAAGAAATTAACAGATTTAGCTAATTCTATTTCAAACGACTTGAACGAAGAGATCAAGAAGAAGAATCAGCTTGGAGAAGATACGTCGAAGTATCTAGACACTACGACGATTCCGGATCGTCCGTCTTCAGACATACTAAAGGAAACGATCAAGAGATTAAGAGGTGACAAGTGATTAGAACTACGTTCGTCGCGTTTATACTAGCACTCGCGTTAGCTGGATGTCAAACCACAGAATCTACTCTAGTAGAAGTCCCGAAGTATCAAACGACCAATGTTCCAGATTCTATCTGGAATATGTGTAAGTCGATCGACCCTAAGAGTCTTCCAGAGCCAAAAACACTAACAGATTTAGAAGTCGCTCGACTGATCGTCAGACTCGTCGAGTCGAACAACTCGTGTTATGCTATGAGAAACGCTGCTAGAGACTATCTAAGAAGAGCCGAGGCGATCGTTAAGTCAAACTGACGATCTTCACTGAATAGTCTTCGATCTTTTTGTACGATTCTCCTGGATAACCTAATGGATTCGTAACTACTCGCGTTCCAAAATCAGTGACGTAATCGAACTGATCGTGAACGTGTCCGTGAAGCCAGAGTTTAACTTCACACTTCTTCATAGTATTCGTCATGTTTGGAACGAAGTAGTTATTGACGATGTCGTTCTTATATCGCGGGTGTATGGAAAGAGGATGACACCCGAAATGAGTACAAACGACGTCTCTTTTCGCACTCTCAATGAGTTTCTTCGTGTTCTCAAAGATATTAGCCACGTCTTTAAAGTTAAAGTGATTGTTCTGGGTTTTGATAAATCGAAAGTCGTTGATCCATCGTTGAGCTTCGATAGCCGCCATTACATCATCGTTAAAATTCGTCCATAGTGTTCCATAGACGAAAGAACGTCCTAGATAATCAGAAGAAAATACTTCTGACGACATCGTCTCGACGTTAACTGTTTGACCATAATAGTCATGATTTCCAGAAATCACTTTATACTGAATAGCACGTTCTCTCATTTCGTTTTCGAGAGCGACGTTGATCGAACTAGACTCGGTGTCGCCACAATTCACGAGAATATCGACGCCACCTTGTTCGTCAATAGATTCGACGATTCTATTGAAAATAGATAGTTCTGCGTTAGGAAGTCTATTAGACCAGTGTTTAACGTGTAGATCTGAGATCAATCCGATTCTAATTTCTTTAGACATTCATATAGTTCCTTGTTAATTACCCACTTTCCTTCGGGAGTAACTCTGATAGGCCCAATCCTATTTTCGATGATGATATTTAACACTACGTCTGAAATATAACACACGTAGTCTCTATCGGTTTCTTCTAGTATACTAATTTCTTTATGTATCTTCATCTCTAATTCTCTTTCTTTCGTTCATTAAGATTATACCAAGATGATTCTCACCAACTCCATCACACACTCCCCAAAATCGATCGTTCCACCAGTTTCCCTCGATTATAAAAGCTTCTCCAGTATCTAAAAGTTTCTTACGAAGACTCTCGTTCTTAAACTTCTCTTTGATCAAAGACGCCATGAGTTCGATCTTTTTATCGTCGAACGCTTTGGTGGTCTCTATTTTACCGGCGCGTTTGGCCTCACCAGGTTTCATATTTTTATCAAAGAATTTCTGTCTTTTTTGTCTTGGAAACTTAGCGGCTTGATACGCGTGTTCTACACTCGGGTAACAATCTCCATCAAACTCTACGTTAACAGGATAGAAGTTAGAAAGAAATGTGTATTCTTTCTTAAAGCTAGTTATACTCTGGACATTCATACTTAGCTCCTCCAATAAGATGTCTGATCGAGTCAACTCTCGAACTAGAAGAAGTGTTCGATAAGATTATCTTCTTGATCTCCAATACGATATCAGTCGCGTCCTTATCCCAACACTTGAACACGAGACTCTTGAGTGGACCATCGTATCCTAGAGCGAAGTCTTTCTTAGACTTGGTATTCCAGTCGTTAAGAAGAGATAGAACTGATTTTTCAGTACGAACGACTCCTAAAGACACTTCTCTCTCGAAGAGTTCGACTCTAGACTTATCCTCTTCGGACATGTCCTGCTTAGCGTCATCGATACTTTCGTCGACGATCATTCTGAGAACGTTCTTTTCAAGACCGATTTGCTCCTTGACGTTGTGAAGCTTAAGATACCATTGAGTCTTGAGCTTGTACGTATCTCTGTCATCGTATCTGACGACATATCCTTCGTGACCAACGTCTGTCTGGTTCGACTCTATCAACTCTTCAAGAGTCTTTCTCTCAAGAAAGTTTACGACCGGAATGTCGTAAGAAACACCCATCACTTCGATTTCTAAGCGAGAATAGTAATCTCCACGTATAGTATCTCTGACTGCTAGAAGAGTTAACTTGTCTTCTGGATAGTCGACGACGATCCTTTGCTTTCTAGACGTCCACTCGAATATAGGAGTCACTAACCAGTTTCGCTTTTCGAGGTACTCGAAGAGACTGACGAATCGATCGTCTTTCAGAGCGAACTCAGTCGCTTGTTTTCCGACGTCGGTGTATCCCATCTTAGTCATCATGACGATCTTACCAGAAGCATCTTTCACTGGCGTGACCATCGAACCGTCGAGTTTAACCATAATATCAACGTCGCGACGTTGATCTATGTTGGAGAGAAGTGACTCTTCCCTCTCGTTCACGTTAAAAAACTTATGAAAAGGTCTGGAAACGATATTTCCAGAACGATCGAACTTAATACCTCTACACTCGCGAAGAATTGACTGCTTTATCAAGTCTTCGTGAACGAAAGTTTCCGGAGTCTGAACGACGTAATTGACGACGTATCCCCAGTCACGTTCGGCAACGACGAACTCTGGCTTTCCGGAGATAACTTCTCTGACTTGATCGAGATGCTCTATTATTGGAAACATCGTTTACTCCTAAAGTGGCCCGAGCGGCAGGATTCGAACCCGCATTTTCAGCTCCAGTTACGTGTAGTGAGGTAGAAACTCACCTCGGCTACGCTCGGATAGATGGCGTCTTCGGCAGGACTCGAACCTGCAACACCCGGTTTAGAAGACCGGTACTCTTTCCAATTGAGCTACGAAGACGTAAGTGGTACTCGAGACAGGACTCGAACCTGCATTATTCCAGTTATGCGCTCTTCGCTTAGGAGGCGAGGTCATTACTCGAGCATTCGTTGGTGTTTTTCATGATGTTTCTGAAGATTTTGTCATCGACGATAGTGATTAAACATCTTACTTGAAGATCCCTTAACTCTTCTTCGGTCACGTCTAAATGAAGACGTGGTTTTCTATCAATTCTCTTAATTCCATTATCTCTAGCAAACTCTAGAAGTTCTTTTGAAGTAGACGCGATCAAATGAGACCAGCGTTTTCCTCTTTTCTTGTATCGACGCGGTCTGTCTGCATAAATCATTTTTTATCTATATCACAGACCAAATCGAATGTAAACTGGTTCCCCACCCTGGATTCGAACCAAGATCTTCGGAATCAAAATCCGACGTGACTACCAATTGCACCAATAGGGAACGAATAAAGAACGATGGCGGATGATCTCGGATTCGAACCGAACGCTCTCATGAGCGCACTTGGTTTAGCAAACCAGTTCAGATACCCTTCTGATTGTATCATCCTCAAGAGAAATGTATGAACGAGATGATCTTAAACTTCTCGTTCTCGATCTTCTTCCAGAGATTGACGTCAAAGTCCTTGACGTTCTCTTTGATAGAATCTTCTTCCTGTTTCAAAGAGTCGACGTTAACTTCACAAAATTCTTCGTTAATGTCGTCACCGTATCCGTACCTAAAGTCTCCGGAGTCGAAGAGATTCTTTCCGATGACTATATATTCTTCATCAACGACGAAGTCAAAATTGACTCCTTCATCAAGTTCTTCTTCGAAAGATTCATACAATCTTTCGATCAGATTCGTCATGTCTTTCTCTTTATCGTCGCGACCGATCTTGACTCCATAGAAGGTGTAGACGTTCGTGGAAATTCCCATGATATATCCTCTTCGATTGAAAGTGCTCCACATGGAGCTGCTTCTTCATTCCTGTCAAACCACCAGAGACAAGAATCGTCAGTAGATCCACAGTATTTACATACTGGTTCGATCGATTCTTCATTTTTCAATTCTTGATTCTTATTCATTTTCGACCACTTAATTATGGTAAAGACGATGGGACTCGAACCCATATTACTCGGTTGAGAACCGAGTTTCCTAGCCTTTAGAAGACGTCTTCACTATTCTAAATACAGTATAATATATAGGAGAGAACGTCAATGGTTAATTTTAATCCGGTCGTAGTCGATATCTATCACGGAGACGTAGTCGAAGGAAACGATTGTGTTCAAGGATTTCAGAAAGCCAAAGACGCAGGAATCGTCGGAGTCATTCATAAAGCCACTCAGTCAACGGGAATCGTCGATAAACTCTATGACTCTAGAAGAGAAGCTTGTAAGAAACTTGGTCTTCTCTGGGGAGCTTATCACTTCAACTCTGGAGTAGACGTTAAGTCTCAAGTTGACTTCTTCGTTAAGAACGCTGAGCCAGACGATGAGACTTTGATGGTTCTGGACTATGAAGATAATCAAAAATCACAGATGTCTCCTGCACAGATGGTGCGATTCTTAAGACTTCTAGAAGAGAAACTTGGAAGAAAAGGAGTTATCTATTCTGGAAACAGACTGAAAGAAACGATCTCTAAACTTTCTAAGTCTGATAGAGATTACGTCACTTCACATCGTCTCTGGATCTGTCAGTATGGACCTAAGGTAGTTCTTCCAGCCGGTTTTTCTGAATTCTGGCTCCATCAGTATACTGGAGACGGAGTTGGCCCATCTCCACACTACGTTCCTGGAATAACAGTACCCGGTGGTAAAGGTATCGATCTGAACCGTATTCAGATCCCTCTAGAAGACTTCAAGAAGACTTGGAAGTGATATGGGTAGGATCCTAAAGGACTTCGTTCAGTTCATCAGCGAGGCCCGAATCACTCAGAGACCATTCGACAAGAATCCTTCTATCGGATGGTGGAAAGATCACGATTATCTGACGATGTATCATGGAACTCACGAAAGCAATCTAGAATCGATTAAGAAGAACGGAATTAAAGCTGGTCCTAATTCGTGGGTATCGATGACCCACGATCCTAATACTGCTCATGGATACGCTTCGATGTCTGGAGGAGAGGCGAACTTTAGAGCGGCAGGATCAAAGGCTCGACACGTTCCTCATCACGAGCGTGTAGTTCTGATCGCTAAGATTCCAAAGAAATGGGCCGAAAGACACATGGACAAGAACGTTCGTGGTAATATCGACTTTGCTAAGAACAGACTGACTGACAAAACACTGTATGATACTCACGTAGCTTCAGGGAAACCTGATCACGAATACTACGCCACGACAGAGTTAAGATTTCCATCGATACCCAAACACTTTATCGTCGGATATTCTAGAAAGAGTTAGATCGAGTCTGTTCAATAATAAGACTCAAACGATTTCATCAATCCAACTCTTGGATTATCTTCAAGATATTTATTAACGATACTAAAGTCGACGATATCGATACCAGTCGTGTCCCACCATTCGTCACCGATAATATGATTATACCTATTATCAGTTGTCTTGATCGTCAGACACATTCCATTTGGATCAACGTTTGACATAATTATTCTCCACGATTAAAGAATCGATTGTTTGTGTCAAACCTAACTTGTGGCTGAGAATTATATTCTTCGATCAAAGACGAGAATTATATTCTTCGATCAGAGATTCATACTCTTCTTCTGTAAGCTTTTCTTTAGCCTTACTTGCAATATCTCGTTTTTCACACATTCTCTTTATTTGATCAGAATATAGAATAGAAAGTGCTTGACATTTAATTTCATATCGATAATTTATTTTCTCAGCATACAAAGAAACTACTTTGTCAGCATCTTCTTTCGTTTGAGTCAAACCCAAAAAAATTATACTTTCAGAACGATTATAGTTATCATAGTATATCAGGAACATTTCTGATCTCCACAAGATAAAATTGGTGCGGGCAGTCGGACTCGAACCGACACTCCATAGGAAAGGGATTTTAAATCCCTCGCGTCTACCTTTTTCGCCATGCCCGCTCAATTTTTGTTATTATAGACATACTGTTCTTCGAACATTCCAATAGATGGCGGATAACCCCGGATTCGAACCGGACACCGTTAGGTGCGTTCAGTTTTCAAGACTGCCGAGGTGCGCCCTCCCTCCTGCATTATCCGTAACTTTACCAATTCATCTCTCGATCTAGTCGTTCGTGAGCTTCGACTCGATCTTCGATAGAAGCAAGTAGTGCTTTTTCCACACACTCTAATTTTTCGCAAGTATCAAACCGATCAGAAAAACAGTCTTTTGGACCGAGGTCTTTTCCACAGACGAAACAATAACTTCTCTTCTGTTTCACGTATCACCTCAATAGTCAAATTCTTCTTCGAACTCTGTTTCAAAGTGATTCTTTTCGACGAATTTCTTCATCATCTTTCGATTATTCTCGTCACGCTTCTTCTTGGCGAGATGCTCGAAACCAAGCGCCGTAGCTTGAAACCCGTCAGACTTAGCGATGACGAGACCGCGTGTTTCCAAGCGCTTCATCGTTTTCGGAAATCCACGATCGATCATACCAGATCGAGTCGAAAGAGCAACAGACTCGAGACGAAGATCGTCCATCTCGTTAACTTGATTCGTATCTTGATAATTCTTCATAATCATTTTCTCACTTAGTGGTTAACGTTTGATAGATCCTCCTAAGATGACGAACGAGTCTTATCTCTCTGCTTATTCGTCATCCTAGGAGGTTATGTCTGGGTGATAAGATTCGAACTTATGACTTCCTGTCTCCAAAACAGGCGCTCTGACCAGACTGAGCTACACCCAGATGTTTTGCTACAAGGTTCTTATACTCTTCGATTAACTCCATTCGATAATCAACGTTGATTTCGTCAATCAACGACCGAGCTTTATTCCACATATTTTTATGGAGAGATTCGTATTCTTCAGAAACCAGATTTCCTAGCTTATAATCATTCCAATTGAAATTGTCAACACAATAAAACAGGTTAATGATTTGTTCTATTCGTTTTTGTTTCTTTTTCCAAAGAAAAGATTCTACCTCAACGAGGCTATCTATAGCGATTGGTGGAGTGATCGCTATGAGTGAATCTAACGTGGTCATAAACACTTCTTTCTCCTTACCAGCTAAACTATGGCCCGCTCGAAGGGTTTCGATCCCTCTACTCCGCATAGACAGTGCGGTATGATAGCCACTTCAACACGAGCGGGTTTAACGAATACTGAACTTCTTAACAACCTCTTTATCGTCGACGTGAACGTTCAATCGATCAGTTTCGACGTCGATATTTTCTGGAAAAATCGAATCGAGAACGTTCACTCGAAGACCAATAGTCGCTGCCATCATATCGATCTCGTCAATACAGTGATATAGTTCTGCACCGATAAATCGATCGAAATTCTCTAAGACTTTCATGTTCTTCATTTTATCACCTATTTAGAGTCTGAAAACATACGTCATGACTGAATTTTTTCTGACAGGTGATCATAGCTTCGTCTTGAGTAGACGCCCAAGAAAAGATGGCGATCGATGCCAATACTAACACGGACGTAGCGATTGTCATTCGAATCATGATGTTATACCTCTCTACAAGTTTTCTTCGTCGAAAAAGGTCTGATAGTATTCATCGGTTGAAATTTTCATGCTTTTTCCTCTTTTTCGACTCTTCAAAGCACTCGTCATACGTGGCGTATCGCCAACCGTACCGAATGTAATTCTTAGCATCGTCGACCGAGACGTTCTTAAAAAGACCAGTTCCTGGATCGATCATCGTTACTTCGATCAATGATCGACCTTTAAGGTGACGTTTCATGATATTCTCCAATCGTGATAACATCATATCACGTTTTTAGAGAATGTAAACAGCTAATTTTTCCTTATAAATCAACTACTTAAGTCTGGATGCGGGAGTGGGAATCGAACACCACGACCTCCGGATAATGAGTCCGACGAGCTGACCTCTGCTCTATCCCGCAATTAGTTTATTTCTTCTCGAAATTATCTTTATCAACACCAGATAACGTCAAAGTTATTCACGAAAAACGCTCTTTGCTTTTCAGAAGCGTTTTTTTTCAAACTTATCGAAGAAGTAATACGACTTACACACTTGAGGCATACTATCGTTATCTTCATTCCACCAGATTATTTCATGATGAAGTCGATAATGTTTACCAATTGATTAGACGTAATAAGTATAATCCCAAATGAAATAACTATACACTTGGAAATGAGAAAGTTTGCTTTCCTGACGTTTCTTTTTCTCGAAAATTCTATATAAATCATAGTCATAAAAAAGTTTATCATCAAACTCATCGTTCATATAATCATCTCCATTATAACTTGGATCTCTCTCCTGGACTCGAACCAGGATCACTAGGTTCAGAGCCTAGTATGCTACCTATTACAACAAGAGAGAAGATTCTGGTCCTAGCGAGTGGAGTCGAACCACTCTAACTCGGTCCACAGCCGAGCGCCATATCCCCGATCAGCCTCACTAGGAAAATTTGGAAACCCGGGTGGGACTCGAACCCACATATATGGTTTTGCAGACCATCCTATAATATCCGTTCTAGGCACCGGGTCATAACTTATCTAAGGTTCTATTCGTCAATCTTGTTAAATTGGCCTTTGGTCCATAAAACAGTCTCATCGGAGACTTTCGAATACTCGGTCGTTCCATTTTACGAATATCATATCGCGAATAATATTCGCCTATCCCGTATCGGGTTCTCCAATCTTTACATCTGGTATTATAGATCCAAACATAAACCACGTATGACTCCATTCTTAAACTTACGAATCATTCGGAAGTAAACTCTTCAAGAATTCTACTTCTTCTAACGCTGCTTTTCTGAAAAGTTGAGTTGACTGTTTTACTAATGGAGAAAGTTTAATTTCTTCTTCATCCCAACAATTAAGCATAGACCTTAGCAATTTGTCATACAAACTATCAGCAGTCATATACGGAGTATTTTTACAACGTATACTATTCGTTTTCTCAAATACTGGACAGCCACGACAATTTTGGTCAATATCATAATTGAAAAGTTCGCATAATGGACATTCGATTGGTCCAACCTTAATTTCGCCAAAATCAATCGTTACAGCGTTTCTCTCCCATTTCTCAATAGAAGCTTTAAGCGCGATTAAAGTTCTTTCGTCCATAATACATTCTCCTAATCGTGGTGGTGGACCTTCAGGGTAACGCTCCCTGTTCTCACGGTTTAAAAGACCGGCGTTCTACTTTCCTACTCAAGGTCCATTTTGGTTGGCCATGCAGGTATCGCGCCTGCTTCAACACACTTATCGGGTGCGTCGGTCACTTTTCCACCTATGGCCATCAGGTTTAAACTCAAAAATGGTGCTTCGCCTAGGAGTCGAACCTAGTCATGTCGGTATGTAACACCGATGCCTTCCCGTCTGGCGCGCGAAGCATGATGGTGGACCCCCTGAGAATCGAACTCAGTGACGTTCGCTGTGCAAGAGCAAACCGCTACCCATAGACGAGGCCCTTCATATATTTCGTTTTTCTATTTCTTTTTCTGAATAGAAGTATTCTCTTCAAAAACTCTGTTTCTTCTTTTGTGGCTTATTTCAACTGGAGAACAAAATCGATGATCACGACACACTATGTATAAGTACCGAGGTTCTAACTGATTGTCGTTATGTTTTCCACACACGACACATGGTGATTTTGACGGCGGTCCTAAATCATTCATCACATTAACAGCTCTAATATGGTACGTCAAGAAGGAATCGAACCTTCAACCTTTGCCGTGTCGAGACAAAACTCTTCCATTGAGCTATTGACGTATAATTACGTTATCAACACCTAAAGATCTACATCTTCTAGTCGATCTTGAACTTTGTTAGAACCAAACCAAGAAATTTTCTTAAAATTGTCAATGCCTACTTTTTCTATACCAATCTTAAAAGCTTCTTTGAGAATCTTCGCTTCATTTTCGTTTATGACACTGGTCCAATCGGATATACTTCTTCGTACGATCCTGGAACGGAAAAATACGTTCTAGTCTTGTTCAAAATCGTTAGATACTGATAATTATCTTTAAGATCTTCGATACTAGCCGGAGTTGAAGTTCCATTATTAATCGAAACGAGAATTCTGTCGATATCGGCTTTGAGATAATTGATATGATTATCTAGATATTCTAAGAATAACTTATCGATCATTTCGTTTGTAAATTCGAACTCTATTTTCATAACTTTATTCTTTCAACAAATTAAGATCGTGTTTGATCAGTGAGACTTGATCTTCGGATAAGAATACTTCTTTGCCTTCTTCGGCCATGAACTTGATCGACATAACAGTATTATAAGGAATGATACCTCTCTCCATGATTAACTCTCGTTCTGAAAGTTCGAACATGTAAGTTGCCGCGTCCATCGCTTTTTCTGCTTGTTCTCTGGTCATAGCTATCGTATATTTTCCAAATCCAAAGAATGACTTGGTCGTTGGCATCATCTTTTTCTTAATAGCTTTCTCAATTTCGTTTTTCTTATACGTGTCGACGTAAGAAATGTAAGAATTACAAGCCTCGATCACTCTCTTAGAATCTAGTTTTACAAAGCCCATGACGATATCATCCTATCATTTAGTAATTGGTGCGGACGGTGGGAATCGAACCCACGACCTCTGGGTGGAAGCCAGATACGTTACCTCTACGCCACGTCCGCATATTAACACAAACTACTGATATTTACATCCACAACATGTTGGTGCGTGACGAGAGACTCGAACTCTCACGACTTTCGTCACAGGAACCTAAATCCTGGGCGTCTACCAGTTCCGCCAGTCACGCGTTATCTTTCAAAAAGAGATCTCGAGTCAAGACAAAATTTTCTCGAATCTCAGTTATAATACTTGACGAAGCTTTGTTCTTAAAACATTCAATAAGAACTGATATACTCCACGTTGCGATGTAAGCGTGAATTTCGTCGTCGATGACACTATTCGAATAACGTAAGTCAAGAAATAAGTCAGTAATTTTAGATCTAGTATTTCCAGTAAGTTT